CTTTTGATACATATGCAGAAACAAAAACACCAGAATAAAACTTCTTTGACTCTGGATCAAAATATTTATCTTCTTTAAATGCCACCATTTTGCCTACTGCAGATGGCTGATGCATTTCACGGATGTTTCCTCTAAACTGAGAAAAAGCCTTTAAACTAGCGTCATTTGTGACAATATCATTTTGTACATCAAGATTGTCAAGTGTCGCAAAACCTGATACAATTCTACGTTCCTTATCAACTTTAGCAAAAGGCATTGACAACCTTACGTTGTCTCCTTGTGTTGACCAGTGGGCTTTATTTATGATACTCATATCACATCCATTATATCAACTATTTTATCAGTTTGTTGATATTATGTGGAAGACCTTCCCTCTCCTTGTGGATTACGTCCAGAAATTGTGGATGGAGAGTCTGAATTGTTATTTGTTCTTTGAGAGTCTCTTTCTCTATTTCCAGAAAGATTTGCTCTAGCATCTGTTGCTTGTCTTGCAGACATCTCAAATGGTGCATCTCCATCTGGTCTTTGTGGCAAGCCAATAGCCTCTCTAGCCTCGTTTGGCATCATAACCTGAGTCTTAACATATCTTTCTAGAATCTGAGATTGTGCAATTTCATCAGTTAATGTAAGTTCATTAAACTTAAGTTCAAGAATATCTGTTTTTTCACGAACAACTTTGTTAATAAGTTTTTCTAATTCTTGTTGTGCTGGTCTAGCAACCTGCTCTTTGAATGTTCTATCTTGTGATAAAGCAGCAGCAATTGATCCACTATCTGATCCACCCAGTTTAGAAATGGGCACTTGATGAGCAATCAAAATGTCATCACGATTTCTAATTCTATATTCATTAAATGAAGCCTCTTGAATTCCATTTTCAATTGGATCCATTTTAAACTCAACTTTATTATTTTCACTATCTCCAGGAAGTGGGATATAAAGCGTTCTATGTGATTGTGATTTTAATCCAGTTTGCAAGAACCTAAACATCTTATCTTCTGCGTCTGCGCTTAATTTTGCACCCTTAAGAGTAATTATGTATCTAGGAACTGCCTTATTTTCAAAATAATCAATGTTATATTGTGTTGCTAGTTGATCTCCAACAAGTGCTGGCAATGCAGCAATAATATCTGGTACACCATAATATGTGTTTAATGGTGAGTATTGTTTAAAGTGAATAATTTCATTTGGTCTACGATCTGTTGTAATTGGGTTTGGATTCTTTGCCCCAAAATTTCTAAAGTAAATTACAGATGGACCAATAATTTGAACATAACCATCTCTTAGTCTGCGAACACGAATAGTTGTGGCTGGAATGTGTCCAATATACCCAATCTCTCCAGCAACAGTACGACCAATTTCTAGATATGCATTGCCAGTTGCTTGCATATCTACATAGATTTTTTCCATTGTTTTCGTAAAACTATCATCATCATTAAGGCCCTCTAGCCAATCTTTCATTTCAATCTTTGCACGTTCAATACGCTTTCTTGCTCTACCCAAGGATGTCTCATCTTCAACATTTTCAAGTTTAAGCATTGTACGTGAACCAACGACAAAGTCATATCCAAGACCAACAACATTTTCTACTTTTGCATCAATCGCTGCATGATTTGCAAAAGAAGTGTCATAATAATTTGCTAATTCATAAAGATTATATGGTGGTGTAATAACATCAAATAATCCGTAGCCATTTCTAATTACTGCACCAGGATTAATAGCCTTTGATCGTGCATCTTCAACACCTGCTGGACTTGAGTTTGCACTATTAAGATATGCAGTTGCTGCTGTATCTGCCTTGCCTAAATTTCTTGATGTGCGTCTTTTAAAGTTTTGATCTAAATTTGCTAAACCCTTTAAATCATCCCAAGACTTTCCAAAAATATCGTTTTTCTTAAAGGTGTCATCTTTTTCTACTGGATCGCTAATTGAAGCGCCAATAATGTAATCTTCATTCATTATTCTTCACCATGTTCCTTTAATGTTTGCTGTGCATCATAAACTGCACCAAGATCGTTCATATTTGGAATAAGACCTTCACGCATTCTTGATAGTTGTTCTGTATATTCCATCTCACTTACTCTTTTAATTCCTGCATGAAATTCTGCATGACCACCTTCACAGCCATAATATTCCGCTGATCTTCTTAACTCAGCCATTTTTTGTATATCGCCACGCATGGATGGTATGTTAAGAAGGTTTCCATGACCATCTCCAAACGCTTTTCCATTAGGCTTCATCCAAATATAAATGCCCCAGTCGTAGCCTTTTTCAACTACTTTGAGTTTAGATTTACCAACTTTTTCTGGTTTTGAATTATTCATAACCACAAGTATACCATATTATGCTGGAGTGATAATGTATTCTTGCCAGGAAGTATCCTGATATGCAGCAACGCTATTTGACACTATTCTAAAATCATTATTAAAGTCATCTACGACAGTTGTTCTATTTCCAGTATATGTCTTATAAACTTCTGATGGATTAACAATATATCTAGAATCTCTAGACCTAATTAGCATATTGTTCCAATCTCCTTCATTTTCCCATCCCTGCCAACTAGCCTCTTCATCTTCAACTTCCTGCCAAGTTCTCAAAACAAGGCGTTGTACTACCTGTAAGGCTGTTCCCTGATAAAAAGAAATATTGTTAAACATCATCAAATATTTTAAAACAATACTTCCAGAATAATTATCAAAGTTTAAAGATGAGTTAAATGATATTCCAAAAGAGTACCATTGCTGAATATCAATGACTGGTTGACCAACTAACTTGCCATTTAAATAATATGACAAATCTGTAAAAATAGTACCAGATGATCTTAACTTGCTAAATATAACTCCTCGTTTTGCAGTTGATGAATTTGACTGGATGTAAAAATCTAAAGAATCTCCCTTATAATTAATTTCAAATATCTTAACTGGATTTTCTGAAAATGCATAAAGGTCACATCTTGTAAACATTTGTATAGCACTTAAAGAATATTTATCTATAAGGGTTGATGAAACTGGTATTGAAATTCCTCTTTCAATATCATTAATACCATTTCGTAATTCTAAACCACTCTTTCTTGTTAAGTATAAATATGGAGTATTGTCTTTATCAATAATTAATGGATTTTTTCCTTTATGTCCAGTATAAAATCCAACTTTTTTAAATGGATAAACATCTATTCCATATTTTGTTCCAATTGGTGTGCTAGATGTATAGTTTAGCGTTCTTGCAGCAAACTCTAGTTTTCTTAAAAAAACTTTTTTCTTTAAAATACTTTTTACTTTAAAGTTAACAAAATATATTAATGACATATTTTCTAAATTAACATTTTTATCTGGATATATTAAATAGCCATCTACTAATTCAAATCTTTTATCTGTCCATGATGTTGTATTTAAATCTAAAACTCTTGATTGGTTTGCAGAAACATCTGTATAATCTTCATCTGGTTTTGAATATCCGTTTGATGTATAGTCAAATGCTATGTAAGATCTAACAGATGCGTCAGATGTAGAATATGTATTTGATATAGAAGAATTAGTCCAATAGGTTTGTCCTGCTGCTGGGATATCTGATGGAGATGGATAATCAATATTAAACTGAAGACAATCTAAATCATTAACTATATTATTTTCTGAGTTTGCTACTTGAGACATTAATGAAGATACTGGCAGATAATCTCTCCAATATCCTGCCACTGAAATATCTAAAAAGAATTTACCGTATTCTTTAAATGGAGATAGTGTATAACTTGCAACATGTGGTAGCAAAGAAGAATAGGCATTTATTGTTGCAGTACCATTAGAAGCAAAATGATGATCTATTTCTAAAGAATTTTTAATAGTTGATATTCCAAAAGTATAAATCCTACCAGTAAATTTGTTATCGTCAAAATCATTGCCAACATACATTTTTAAAGATAATGAATTAGATAAAAATTGAGATAGCCCCAATATATTGTTGCTTAAAAGTTTATTAAATTCAAAACCAGCAACAAACTCGTGTAATGGAATTACACCAGATGCAATTGTAGAAATTGTTCCGTTATAACAAAATACATAGTTAATGCTTCCATTACTTGCAAGCCTTCTAACTTTTAAATAATTGTTGCTATCTTGAAATAAACAAATCAATGTCTGATCTGTTGAAGAACTTGTAAACTCAAAAATACCATATATAGCATTAATTGGTGATTGAATAAAACTTAAATCATTAAAATAAATAGAAGAATTTATCGTATTCCATGTTGAGTTAGGGTTAAGAGAAAAAAATGTTTCGCCATCATCTTGTATTGCGAAACTATCTTCTTCTAACTGTGATAAAGTTTTTGTTCCTAAGTTAAATGTTGGCAAACTATATTCTGGAGTTTTTAACGATGTATCTGTTGCATTTAAATTATCAATGTCTGCTTGTTGCCACGATAGATTTAATGGGTATGTTTTATTATTATTATATTTAGAAACAGAATAATCAATTTCTACCGATGTACCTCCATAATAACTATCAATAACTTCAGAAGACAGTGGAATTCCTTGTCCATAAACATAGTGTGATTTAGCAACTAATGTTGACATAGAATATGGAAAGATAGAAAATGATCCCAAAATAATTGGATCTACAACATGATCTTTATATGCATAAAATCCAATCCAGTCATTACTTTTATCATTTAATGTAAATTCTTCTGGCAAAGTTAAATCTTTTGTAGTAAAAGATAATTGTCCAACTTCTTCTCCATTTACTAATAAAGTAGCAGAATCTTTAATAAGTCTGATATGAACTAGCATTGGCCTAAACCATTCGCCAACGTAATGAGAAACAAAATTATTTCCAACTACTAGAGTTAAAAATGCATTTTCTACATATAAACCATCAGTCGAATTAATTGGACCAAATATTCTTTTTGGTGTGGTTGCATTAGAATCTATATTAAGCCAACATTCTACTGTGTAATCTTGATTTCTACCAGCCTCATTTAAAAATCCACAACCTGGAAAAATAATTGATGGTTTTGCACTAATAATAAATTCACTTTGATCAAGATCTTTTAAACTTTGCCATGTTTCGTTTTCTTCCCAATATTCCCAATCTTCTTCTGCAGTTTGATCCCATGACTGAGTAGTAAGGACTTCTTCGTGTGGTATTAATTCTATAGAACCACTAGATCCAAAAACAAGTGGAATTGATCCATCTCTAGCAACAAGATTATTATTTGCTACAACATAGTATCCATTGCGATCTGAAATGCCATATGCATCTGCAACTACTACGCCATCTAAATTTAAATTTATAGAAGATGGTAAATTTATTTTTTGTTTACCCAATGATTCCGCATGGTATTCTTCACATAATTGTCCCATTGTTAGCCCATGCCAACTAAACCTGTAATCTGATGATGATGAGCCTGCTGTGCTTGTTGTTATTTTAACAAGAATATCAATTGCCTCATTTGTTACTCCAGCAGGTATGTCGAAAGTACCAGAGACAAAAAACCACCCTGTTTTTTCTTGTGTATCAGAAAAATTTAAATCTTTATATACTGTTGATTCACCAGAATACTTATAGCCAATAGAAAGTTTAGTTAGGTGTCTGCTTTCTGAATAAACCCAGGCACCAATACAAAAAGTTTGAAGATTAATGTCAAGATCATCAAAACCTATAAAACCTGGAGTTTCTAATACTATTGGACTACTTTCATTTGTAATTTCAACAGAAAGAATATCTTCTTCAGAAAATGGGTACGGAGACATTGATTTAATTACTGCAGATGCTGGAGAATATGTTGTTACTGCATTTGTAACAGTCCAATCTTCGTAGCCAGTAAACAAATCTGTTCTAACTTCATCACTAATCAAACTAATATAATCAGCATTATCGTCTAAATGCCAGGTGGCAATAGGATGCTCTGAATATAGTTTTTCAGCATACAGATTTGATAAAACTGTCATAATAGACTAATTATATCAGGAAACAGTTTTAATTTCACAATAGTCTGTAGTACAGTACATTTCTCCAATAGAATCAAGATTTTCAACACCATCATAAATTGCATCAAAGTTAATGTGAGCAATTTTTCCAACATAAGCATCATACTCTTCTTTAGTGATTTGTGTGTATGGCTGTTGTGGATAGGTATGATTTCCCATTGGAAGGAATGAAACTGCTTTTAGTTGACCCTCATACATATGAAGTGCTGGAGCAATATGCTTTGTTTCTGTTTCTTTGTCAAAAGATAAAGTTACAGAGACTCCATTATCTGACCAATATTTTTGTGTAGTTGCAGCAAGACCAATCTTTTCAAAAAGACTTACATCCTTTTCTGATCTTGGGTGTCCTGAAGACACTGGGAAGTATACTACGCTAGTATTTGCTGATACTAAATCATCTTCAATTTTATACCCTGCTGCTTTAAATAAATGCAACATTGGATCTGTATTTCCAAAACGAATTGCACGTAAGAAATATTCTCCACCAACAGACCAATGAACTCCTGGAGATGCTCCAGAAAGCAATGAGACAGATCCTGAAGGCTTTACGGTAGTTACACGAATTGACTCACGAACACATAGCCATTCTGAATATTGCTTATCGTAATGGCGAATCTTTTTATATCCTTCGTCCATCCAC